ATTGCATGGGAGGGATTACTCACTTCATGTATCACAAAAATTGGGTGCAAAGATTGACACGCAACTCGTTAAAGAAAAACTTGGCGAGATTGCATATCATCAATGCAAAGTGCCAACGCAATATAAACAAATACAAGCTATGCCTTTATCGGAAAGCACAGTATCACGAAACAAAAAAGCTACGATTGACGAAGTAGCTGACTTCCGAATTTCTGCTTAGTACCGATTAATTGCCTAAGTAGTCAAGGGGGCTTTGCCCCCTTTTTTTATGTCTGCATTTCCATTGTCTGCGACTTCGGTCGCCTATCTAGTATATTAATTTAGGTACACACCCCGCACGGAGTTCCTGTCGCCGTTCATCTGCATTTCCATTGTCTGCGAGAGAAGTTGCCTTGCCTGGTATAGTAATTAGGGTTGCACCCGCCAGGGAGTTTCTGCTTCCATTTCCATTCCATTCGACAGCGATCAGCTTACCTAGTATAGTATAAGGAACAGCACTGGGGGGAGTTGCTCGGTCGTTTGACCTGTGTAGAAAAAAGAAAAAAAGAATTTGACTATCAAAACAAATGGGAGTAAGAAGTTAATTAGAAAGGAGAAATCAAAATGCCAGATAATGATGACGACTTATCAAGAAGATTAGCAGTAGTTGAGCAGACCTTTGGTCTTAGACCTGTTAATAACAACCAAGTAGTTAATCAGACTAATGAGCCAATACAAGCGACTCATACTGATAACATTAATTGGAAAGCTTTGTACAAAGTTTTAGAAAGCGAAGTTGAAACAGTTGTGTTAGATCCTAACTGTCCTCAGTATGTAAAAGATTGGGGCAATAGAGTTATGCAAAGATTAGCTCAGTTCATACCAAGATGAAGTTATTAATAGCTTTAATCTTGTTTATGATGTCAATGCAGTTGTTGATAATGTTTACTAGACTACCATACTAACAGTTTCCCTCGAGGGCTGGCAAAAGGCAGGTTATTACCTGCCTTTTTTTATGCCTACTATTCGTTCCTGCCACGCAGCGTGGCAGCTGCTACCATCTCTTCCTTCAGGTGATGCTTCTCATCAGTAGAAGACTAAATCAACATTAGGTACTTACAACCAACCTCAAACACCATATCTTGTGCCTTTGCACCCCTACCACCCAGATCGCACCCGTCGGTCTGAGCGTTGCCTTTAGTCTTGAGTTTTAGACATACACAGAGTAGAATATAACTTTTTTTATGAAAAAGTCTCAAATACCAACGGATGTTTTAAAATACGAATTAAGGAAATTACAAATCAAAGTAGCGGAGGAGTCCCGTTCCTCCTACCTTACTTTTGTAAAAAAAGTTTGGCCTGATTTTATTGCGGGTAATCATCATAAAATATTTGCAAAGAAACTCGAAGATGTTTCACGTGGAAAGATAAAAAGATTAATTGTAAATATGCCACCTAGACATACAAAGTCTGAGTTTGCATCTAATTTATTTCCTGCGTGGATGATGGGCCGAAATCCTAAATTAAAAATTATTCAGACGACACACACGGCAGAACTATCGTATAACTTCGGCAGAAAGGTTAGAAACCTATTTGACCAACAGGAGTTTAAAGATGTTTTCCCAGATGTTAATTTATCCCAAGATTCTAAAGCAGCAGGTAGGTTTACCACAAATAAAGGTGGTGAGTATTTTGCTGCTGGAGTTGGCGGCGCTATTACTGGTCGGGGTGCCGATTTGCTTATTATCGATGATCCTCATTCAGAGCAAGATGCCTTATCTCAAACAGCTATGGATAATGCGTATGAGTGGTACACTTCTGGTCCTAGACAGCGTTTACAGCCTGGTGGATCTATCGTTATTGTTATGACTCGTTGGTCTACAAAAGACCTAACAGGAAAATTATTAGCAGCACAAACAAACGAGAATTCCGATCAGTGGGACGTGGTCGAGTTTCCGGCTGTCATGAACGACAAACCTATGTGGCCTGAGTTCTGGAACATAAACGAATTAAAAGGCGTTAAAGCTTCTTTGTCCGAACAGAAATGGCAAGCACAATGGATGCAACAACCAACATCAGAGGAAGGTTCAATTATCAAAAGAGAATGGTGGAAAGTGTGGCCAAAAGAAAAGATACCTGATCTAACGCATATTATACAAAGTTATGACACAGCGTTCAGTAAAAAGGAGACAGCAGACTTTAGTGCGATAACAACGTGGGGCGTCTTTAAGCCCGTGGAACACGGACCATTTCACATTATACTTCTTGCCATGCGCAAAGGTCGTTGGGATTTTCCTGAGTTAAAAGAGATAGCGCTTGAAGAATATAAATACTGGGAACCCGAAACAATCTTGATTGAAGCCAAAGCTTCTGGTATGCCCTTAACGCAGGAGCTACGTCAACTAGGAATTCCTGTAGTTACTTATACGCCCAGTAAGGGCAATGATAAGCACGTTCGTGTTAACTCGGTAGCTCCTATTTTTGAAGCAGGACAGGTTTGGTGTACAGAAGATAGATGGGCAGAAGAAGTTATTGAAGAATGCGCTGCTTTCCCTTATGGTGAGCATGATGACTTGGTGGATTCAACCACACAAGCATTAATGAGATTTAGACAAGGCAACTTTGTCCAATTGGATTCTGATTATAAAGATGAGGTACGATTGGTAGAGGGGTTAACTAACGAGATAAGGTATTACTAATGGCAGATATATTAGCGCCTATATTATTAAAATTATGGCAAGTTGGATCTAAAAAAGCCAAACAGTTTATAGAAGACGGATTAATTAGAACAGCAGATGATTTAGAAAAATTACCCCAAGAAGATTTACTTGTTATAAAAAATATTAGAGATCAAGAAGTTCTTAATGCTGCTAAAAAAAGAGTTAATCCAAAACAACAAATAGTTAGTGATGATATAGATATTTTTGCAGATGAAATTGTTCAAGATACTACTGATGAGATAAAATTAAGTAATCAAGATATTATTAATGCAGCTAATTCACTACCTAGTAAAGAAACACTAAACAATCCTTTCTTTGGATCATTTTATAAAGACAATATTGATTATATGAACGTAAAAAATAGAGCAGAAAATTTAAAAAAATTAATGGCTGATCCAGAACCTCAAGATCTTGTACAAGACATGATGAAAAAAAATAAAATGGGAAAATTCTCTGATGAAGATTCTATTTTTAGACAACAACGTGCTAGAGGTTCTGCTATGGATAGTTATGTGGCAAATAGATTAGAAGCTATAAAAAAAGAAAATCCAGCTGCTATTCCGACGGACGGACCTAATTTTAATAGTTTTATGCAAGCTTTAGATAATGAAGCAGCCGATCTTATTAAAATAGAAACATTAGATAACTTACCTGAAGTAACCAGCGCTATTCCTGATTATAAAGTTTATCCTAAAACTAAAAGACAAAGTATGTCAGAATTTACAGGTACCTCCTTTCAAGAAGATTATAAAAATAGAATATATTCTATCTGGAAGGATAAGATACCAGATATTAGAGCAGGTCACGAATTAATGATTACACGAAGAAAAGAAATAGGAGATGAGGCTTTTTTAAATCAAGTAAAATATCCTGTATTTTTTACTAACGCTACACGAAACAGCGCTCACATTCGTTTGGAGAATGCTTTAGTACTATTAAGAGATGAGAAAATAAAACTAACATCTTCTTTAACACCATTCAGAATTAGAAATTCTAATCGAATAAAAGAAATTGATCGTGTTATAAAAAATATAAAACACGATATGACAGAGCTTGGCTTAGAAACAAGGTTGTATGATCCTAAAACTAAAAAATTTAAGAAATATGGAAAGGCTTATGAAAGCCCTACTCAATTATATAATTCCATGCAAAAGAAACAAAAGTTAAATTATTTAGGATCAAGTGATGAAATATCTCAAAAGAAACCCGCTTATGTTTCTTTTGAAGAAGAGGGTGTCTTTTTACCTGAAGGATATGAAGATGGGGGTTTCGCTTCTATCGAAGAAGTGCTAGAATACTAATATGGCTGAAGAAGATATTAATATATTTGAAGAATCTACACCTAGAGAGTTTGAAAAAGAAGCTCTTTTAGGGGTGGCTAAAGGTATGTATGATGGTCCAAAAACAATAGCTTCTTATGCAGCAATGCCTTTAAGTTTATTTGGAGCAGGAGTAGAGATTGATATTCCTGAACTTACAGAAATCCTTCCTGTTTTATCTGAATTAGAAAATCAAAACCCCGAAGATCAAATTAAATTTTTAGAAAGTTTAGATATAGAAGCAACAGGACCAGAGGCGGCAGGCTTTGGAGCAGGCTTTGTTGGAGGAGCTATTGGAAGTTTTGAAGGATTAACAAAAATTAAAAACAAATATCCAGATGTTTATAAAAAATTAAGAAAAGCTTTTCCATATTCTGTAGGTCAATTACATGTAAAATACAGGGTAGCACCAGGAGGTAAGTTAAATAAGTTTGCTCAAGTAATTGCCTCTGCTATTCCAAAAGGATTCAAGCCTTCAGATTGGAAGAAAAAAAATACTCCTGTTAAAAATATAACAAAGAATTTTGCTAAATTAGCGAAGTTTGGATTTTTACCAGGTTTATTAGCACCGACTGAAATGGGGGATGCAACTCTACTAGACGAAGACGGTTACATTAAACAAGAAATTATTGAAGCTAATCCTGAAATGTTTGAAGATTTTGATTTCATAGGACCTGGAGGATTAAGACCACCAGAAGAAAATAAAACAGATACTGCAGTGCAGGACGCTTTAGATGATCTAGGAGTAGATTATATAGATAAAGAAGAAAAGAAAGAAATTCGCCCTAACATTAGCATTGAACTTAAGGATGGAACTGTATACCCTGACCAACTGGCCCTGGGCGGTGAGCCGTCACTCGATACTAATATATTCGAGGAAAGCGAGGTGGTAACAGATGGTCCTGAGGAAGTACAAATGGCAAATTTACTCGGTAAAGTTCCTATATGGGCAATTGGTCAAGCAAAAAAATCAGAAACACTAACACAAGGTTTTAGTAACGCTATAAAGAAGGCACTCAAGTCAATTGAAGATAAACTCGGCACTAAAGACGAAGTACTAGGAGATACAATAGAAGATATTGATATTATTGACACCCCTAGTGGTGAGACAGTTGTAGGTGCAGTTAAAAATAAAAAAACAATTATTGATTCACCGGAACCCAACGAGTCGGTATTTTATTCGGAACTCGAAGCACGGCTCATGGACCCTAACACGCCGAAATCGTTTAGTAACAAAGAACAGTTGTTTAATTTTTTAAATCAAAAAGGAATTTCAAAAGTAGAAGTAGAAGATAATATTCTTAATCGCTACATAGATATATCTAATAAGAATAATACTCCTTTACTATCTTCCGACATGTTAGAGATTGTACGTCAAGCACCAATGCGTAAAGTGCAGTCCGTCACATACGGCGATGCAAGATACGGTGGTACAAAAAGTGCTAAATACAATGGCTATCAAGAAGAAGGAGCCTTACCAAATTCTTACCGAGAAGAAGTATTATATTTACCAGCAGAGGATATTCCTCTTGATCCAGGAACATTACCTCAAAGTGGTCATGACTTTGCAGAAAAGTACGTGATCGGGTGGTCGCGGCTCACGGACCGTAAAGCAACATTACCTTTCGATAAAACAGCACAAGGGATAGCAGAGCAAGTAGATCCTGCCATGATTAGAACACTCAAGCGTAATCAAACAAAATTAAAAAACCAATTAAAAGGTTTAGAAACATCAGCTCTTAGAAAATTAGAGCGAGAAGGACTTTTAGATATTGATAATTTAGATGATTATTTAGAAAATGCAGTGGGAGGACCATATACAAATATTTTAAATACAGAAATGGCGGCTAGACTACGAAGTATTGATGAGCCCTTAGAACAACAAATTTTACAGTTTAGAATGAAGCTTGATAGTGACGCTGCAAAGTTACAAAAAATGGAAGCCGCAACAAGAGGTCAACAAGTTACCGTAACCTTTGCTGATGAAGTACAATCCGATATTTTGCAACAAGCAAAACGTATGGAAGAAAAATTTACCCAACAATTAGCTGACCTAATGGATGCTAATACAGCGCTTAGATCGGCACAGATTAGATCAGGTGGATATAAATACGGGGATATTACACCAGAGGTTGCAGATTATTTTCTTAAAAACAAAACGGTGTTTCGTCCTATTTTTCAAACAGCACAAGAGATGCAAGGATTTTTAGATGAGTTTGCTAAAGGCGAAGCTGTGTTTAAAGAATTATCTGAAGCAGGATTACAGCCATCAAAGGATTTATTACAACGAGTAGCCGCAGCACAGAAAAAAGAAAAAGAATTATTAAGCACTTTAGAGAAATCACTCAGCGAAGAATCTATGCAAAAATTAATGCCTAACGTACCGTTTAAAAATAGATCTGAATGGGGTAGTGCTCTAATTAAAATGAACGTTAATAATGCAGCAAAAAGATTATTTATAGATAAAGCAGATGATGCAGCGGAATGGTTTGCTATTTCGCCAAGTAAACTGATTACTAAAAGATACAATCAAACTGGTGGAACAAATGTTCCTCCTGCGGAAAGAACAAAAGATATGAAGGGGATTGGTATGGAAGAGTTCTACGGTGGCCCAACTTCTACTGATTACAAGGGTAAACATTACACATCGGTGTTAGAAAAAGAAATGAAACGTCTAGCAAGAGAAAATAATTCAGAATTTAAAGTCATAAAAATTGATAATGTGGGAGACGCTTTTGCTATTAAATTAACTCCAGAGATGTTATTACCTCATAAAACTCATAGAAATAAAGGTGGTATGGTGTATACTCCAGAATTAATTGACATATTTGAGGTAGCTTAATGGCAGATAACATAGATAAACCTATAGGGTTTGCAACAGAACAAAACGAAGCCATATCACAAATGGTAGATATGGAAATTGTAGAGAATGCAGTGGATAATGTACAAATGATGGAAGACGGAAGTGCCGTGATCGGCGATCAGTCGTCCATGTTAGAAACAAGCTTTGATATGAACCTCGCTGAGGTTATTGATGAAAGCGAATTAGGAAGTATCTCCAATGATTTATTTGAATCTTTTGAAACAGATAAATCTTCAAGAAAAGAATGGGAAGAGACATATAAAAAAGGATTAGATCTTTTAGGATTTAGGTATCAAGAAAGATCACAACCATTTCAAGGTGCGAGTTCCGTGACTCACCCAATGTTGTCCGAGGCTATTACACAATTTCAAGCCCAAGCTTACAAAGAATTATTACCTCCAGGCGGTCCTGTTAGCACACAGATTATTGGAAAAGTAGATCGTCAACGAGAAGAACAATCTCAACGTGTTAAAGAGTATATGAATTATCAAATATCTCATAACATGGAAGAGTATGATCCTGATATGGATTCATTATTATTTTACTTACCACTATCTGGTTCGGCTTTTAAGAAAATTTATTATGATGTAGAACTGGAGAGAGCGGTTGCTAAATTTATTCCAAGTGATGACTTATATGTTCCTTACTTATCAACTGATATTTTAACATGTGAAAGAGTAACACATAGTCTTAGAAAATCTGAAAACGAAATAAGAAAACTACAAGTAGCGGGATTTTATCGTGATGTTCCTTTGCAGGTTTATGATAACGAAACAGGCTTGCGAGAAAAAGAAGATCGTATTTCAGGAATGCAAAAAACTGGTTACAATAATGATGATTATGAATTATTAGAAATGCACGTTGATTTAAACATTCCTGGTATTGATGCTGATGATGGAATTAAAGTTCCTTACATTGTAACTTTAGATAGAGGATCAACAAAAATTTTATCTATATATAGAAACTATAAAGAAGATGACCCAAAAAGAAAAAAGACACAGTATTTTGTACACTATAAGTTTTTACCTGGGTTTAGTTTTTATGGCTTTGGTCTTATCCACATGCTCGGGGGATTATCAAGAACTGCAACAGCAGCACTTAGACAACTTCTCGATGCAGGTACACTGTCCAATCTCCCTGCGGGTTTCAAGGCTCGTGGATTGCGAGTTAAAGACGATGATACTCCACTCCAACCAGGAGAGTTCAGGGATGTAGATGCACCTGGTGGAAGTTTGCGTGAAGGCTTAATGCCATTACCTTACAAAGAACCAAGTGGTACATTATTTCAATTATTAGGTTTTTGTGTAGAAGCAGGAACTAGATTTGCAGCTATTGCTGACCAAAAGGTTGGTGAAGGGGCGGCGGCTGGTGCACCAGTAGGAACTACAATGGCACTAATGGAACGTGGCGCAAGAGTCATGTCCGCTATTCATAAAAGATTACACTATGCACAAAAAATAGAATTTAAGTTACTAGCAAAAATATTTGCAGAAGCTTTACCTGCTGTTTATCCGTATGAAGTAGGTAATGATGGAATACCAAGTTTAAAAGCAGAAGACTTTAGTGATGATATAGATATTATTCCTGTATCAGATCCAAATATATTTTCTATGTCTCAGCGTGTTACGTTGGCACAAACACAATTACAATTAGCACAAGCAGATCCGGCTTCGCATAATATGTATGAAGCTTATAGAAGAATGTATCAAGCATTAGGTGTAAAAGATATTGATGTAATTTTACCTATTCCACCTCAACCAGAACCTACCGATCCTGCTGTTGAAAATGCAAATTCTTTAAAAGGTCAAGGTTTAGTAGCTTTTAGAAATCAAAATCAAATGGCTCACATAGATGCTCATAGAGCGTTCATGTCTTCAGCTTTAGTTAAAAATAATCCACCTACAATGGCAATTTTACAAGGTCATATTATGGAACATGTAGGATTACAAGCTAGGGAAGAAGTAGAAGAGGAAAGTAAACAAGAATTAGAGCAAATTACCCAACAATATGGTGGTCAAATACCTCCAGAGTTACAACAACAGTTCCAAGAAGCTATGGAACAACAAATTTCTGAGAAAATTGCCTTAATGACAGAGGAAATGGTAACAGAAGAACAAGAAGTACTACAAGAAATGGGTGAAGATCCACTAATTAACCTAAAACAACAAGAAATTAACATCAAAGCAGGTGATTTACAGCGTAAAACTGCTATGGATCAAGGTAGATTGGGTATGGATCAAGCGAAATTGCAACAAACAGCCGATTTAACGCAAGATAAAATTGATTCTCAAGAAGATATTGCACAGTTACGAGCAAATGTGAATTTAACAAAGCAAAAAGAGATAGAAAAGAGTAAAAAAGATCCAAGAAAAGTGGATGTACAGAAGGATATAAGATTTGATAATTAAAAATGAAGTATTGACGGAAGCAGAAGTTAGACTTCAAGAGTTATTTTCAAACTTGTTGGAATATGTAGAAAAGACTTCCCAAAATAATGAAGATAGTATACTCTTAGCTGGTGCTATGATGGGTGTAGCACAAATGCTATTGTATGAGAAATTAGTTCCTGTAGAAGCAGATAGACTAATGAATCATAACACAGCAGACTTTGTTGCGTTAGTTAAACCAACGATACATTAGGAGTGTAAGGAGAGAATATGTCACTTAATAATCCAAAACCAAAATGGATAAATGGTAAAAAATATCCAAATGCAAAGATGACTGTTTCAACAGACATGAATCCTTATGCAGGAGAGTTTAAAAATAAATCATCTATTGCGGATGTTTATTCAGCGTCAATGGAAGGACCTAAAGTAAATGATAACTTAGGTGCTGGTCCAAAAGGACAAAGAAGTAAAGTACAAATTAAAAAAGTTCCTTTTAAAGGTTTAAGATAACCTTTAATTCTGGTATAAACGAATTCTTAAAAGGAGGTTTTATGAACCTATTAAAAGATCTATGGGGCCATGTTAAAGAATGGTCGGATTGGAAAATGAAGGACTGGATTAAGGCTGCTATTGTAGCTGTTATAGTTCTTTGGGTTATTAGTTGGATGACAGGCGGAGCTGCCTAGACTATGGTCTGGCAACTTTTAGCAAAACCCTTACTCGGCGTTGCCGCGGATACGGTTCGTGGTTTCGTCGAGACCAAAAAAGCAAAAGCAGAATTAAAAATTACAGAAGTGAAAGCAGCTACTAAGCTGAAGGAAGACCAGATCGCCGGAAAAGTGAAGTGGGAAGCATCAGCCGTGGACCAAATGAAAGGGTCATGGAAAGATGAGCTAATTTTAATTTGTCTTTTGGCTCCAGCGACACTCGTATTTTTTCCAGGAATGACTGTACATATAGAAGCGGGGTTTGTTGCCTTGCAACAACTGCCGGATTATTATAAACATTTATTATATATCGCCTGCTCAGCTAGCTTCGGCATTAAGGCCGGAAAAGGTGCAATGGGTTTAATTAAGAAAAAATAGGAGAAAACTATGGCAAATACTAAACGAATGAATAGACTTGAGGAACTTGGCAGAGTTGACTCAGAAAAAGCTTACACTAAAAAGGGTAAGAAAAATTTAAAATCAGAGAAAAAAAGAATTGTAGGAGAATTGAAAAAAAACCGTGGTGGTACTATGGGTGGAGGAATGAACCCAATGGGTTGGTCTCCTGATCCCACTGTTGGAAGCGTAGTTGGTTATAATCCTAATCGTGCTATGAGAGGCGGAGGGGTTGCAAAACGTGGAATGGGCATCGCTAAAGCTAAAGGTGGAGCAATCAAAAGACGTGGTGGCGGAATAGCTAAACGTGGAATGGGGATAGCGAAGTAATGGCTAAAATGGCAAAAAGTTCCGCACAAACTTCTGTTATTAAAGGAGCTAGTGTAGGAGGTTCTAGAGAAGGATCAACTATTCCAGGACCAAAAGCTAAAGGTTCTAGAGAAGGTTCTGTCATTAAAGCTAAAGATGGTAAATGGATTCAAAAAGCAATTAAGAAACCAGGATCTCTTCGTAAATCTTTAGGAGTAAAAAAAGGACAAGATATTCCTGCAAAAAAACTTAATACCGCAGCGAAGAAAAAAGGTAAACTGGGACAAAGAGCAAGATTAGCTAAAACCCTCAAAGGTTTTAAATAAAAGGAGAAGAAAATGAATGATACAGTAAAGAAAAATAAAAAAATATATAAATTAGCTAAAGAGAGAGCCCCCTCAAAAAGATTAAACATAGATGATATTAGAAGAGCAGCTAGATCATTAGGTTATAAAGTAGTGAAAAATCCACATAAAGATTAATAAGTGCCCTTTAGATCAAAAAAACAAAGAGCTTACTTATATGCTAACGAACCTGAAATAGCTAAAAGTTGGGCCAAAAAACATGGGAATAAGGTTGTCAAAAAGAACTCGGGAGGTTATATAGAGATTCAACCTAGAGGGTTTGGCAGAATGTTAAAAGATAAACGACCTATTACAAAAATATACACATGATAGATATGGAAAAACTTTTAGCTTCAGTAAAGAAGCATGAAGGTTATAGAAACAAGGTATACCTTGATACCCTAGGTAAGAGAACCGTGGGCGTCGGGCATCTGTGTGTGGAAGATTTTTGGGAAGACGATAAAGAATATGAGGAAAAATTCCTCATGACTATACTGGAACATGATTTACAATCAGCTATTAAAAGTGCTGAAGAATTATGCGAAGGTTACAACATCTCAGACGATGCAAAAATTATAATTATAGAAATGATTTTTCA